CTACCCCAATTCGATCGTACGCGTGATTCCGATCGCATCCAGAAACGCCGTGTCGTGACTGACGACGATCAGCGCGCCGTCATAGGCGGCGAGGCCGGTTTCGATCGCGGTCAGCGAATCGATATCGAGATGGTTGCCGGGTTCGTCGAGAATCAGCAGTTGCGGCGGCCGCGGCGCGCCGAGGATGCAGGCGAGCCCGGCGCGGAGCATCTGTCCCCCGCTCAAGGTGCCGACGATCCGGTCAGCGGCGTCGGCGCGGAAGCGGAAGCGCGCGAGCGCGGCGCGGCACTGATTGTTCGTCGTGCCCGGGTTGAGCGCGAGGAAATTGTCGGCAATCGAGCGCGCGGGATCGAGCAGGCTGACGCGTTGGTCGAACAGCGCGAAGGGGACAGCGACCCGCACCTGTCCTGACCAAGGCTGGAGCGTGCCCGCGATCAGCGCGAGCAGCGTCGATTTGCCCGAGCCATTGGGGCCGGTGACTGCGACACGTTCGGGGCCGGTGATGGTCAGCGACAGATTTTCGATCACCGGGCGGCCTTCGGCATAGCCTGCGGTAACATGGTCGAGGGCGAGTACGGTCCGCGACGCGGAGAGGCCGGCCGAAGGCAGGCCGACCGACAAGGGATCGATCACCTCGATCTTTGCGCGGGCTGCGGCAAGCTGCTCTTCGGCTTCGCCGCGCTGGCGTTCGGCGAGGCGGCTTCCCGCCGCGCGGGTTTCCTCGGCGCGGCGCTTGAGGCCGCCGATCAGGATTTTGGGCATGTCGCCGCGCGCCGCCTTGGCGCGGCCGCGCGAATCGCGCCGGTCCTGCTTTTCGGTCGCCACCTGCGCCTGCCGCTGTGCGGCATCGGCGCGCTTTTCGGCGCCCGCGAGTTCGGCCTCGACCGCCGCCTGCTCGATATCCTTGCGCGCGCGGTAGGCGCTCCAGCCGCCGCCATAGCGCGCGCCGCCCAGGCCGGTCAGCTCGACGATCGCATCCATTTCCTCGAGCAGTTCGCGGTCGTGGCTGACGACGATCGCGCCGCCGCGCCAGCGGGCGAGCAGGTCGCGCACCGCGTCGCGGCCCGCGCGGTCAAGATTGTTGGTGGGCTCGTCGAGGAGCAAGAAATCGGGCGCGGCGAACATCGCTCCGGCGAGCGCCGCGCGCGTGCGCTGGCCGCCCGAGAGCTGTGCAAGCGGGGTGTCGGCAGGCAGCGGCAGGCCGACCGCTGCGAGCGCCTCGTCGATCCGCGCTTCGAGCGTCCAGTCGGCGTCGCCGATCTCCTCGACGCTGGCGTCGCCGGATTCGGCCTTGCGGAGCAGGGCGAGGGCGGTGCGGGCGCCGAACAGATCGGCGATCGTCTCGTGCGGTGCGACCTGCACCGTCTGGCGGAGCATCGCGATGCTGCCGTCGATCGCGATGCTGCCCGATGCGGGCGTCAGTTCTCCGGTCAAGAGGCGCAGCAGCGTCGATTTGCCGACACCGTTGCGCCCGACGATGCCGGTGCGTTCGGACTGGAAATTGAGGTCGAGGTCCGAAAGGACGGCGCGGCCGTCAGGCGTGGACCAGCTGAGATTGGCGATTGTGATGGCGGGCATGGACATGGACTTTCCTGGCGGCAAGGCGGGGCGTTGCGGGCAGGTATTGATCCATGGCGAAAGTCTCCGGTTGAGGGGCTGGTGTAAAGGCTGCGCTCGCGGCACGCAAGCCGGACACGATGGGCCGGTTTATCAGTAAGAACCAAATAGGTTATTTTCTATTGACATCGTCACGCTGATATGGCACAAGTATCACATCATGAAGAATTGCGAGTCGGGCCGGTGCCTCTTCCGATGCGGAGGGGTGATCCGGCCCGTCTGCTTTTGGGAGATTGGGGATGGCACAGATCGGCAAGGCGGCGGGCGGCGTCGGGGAGGCGCGCCCCGGCCGCCAGCAGATGGATAGCTTCCTCGACGCGCTTGCCGAATCCTCGAACGTAGCCGCTTCGGCGCGTGCGACCGGGATTTCGGCAAATGCCATGTATCGCGAGCGTCGTCGCAATCCGGGCTTCGCGGCGCGCTGGCACGAGGCGCTCTGCGAAGGCTTCGCCCGGCTTGAGGCCGAGTTGTTGGCCGAGGCGCTGATCGCGCCGACGGGGAATGTGAAGGAGTCGACGCTGAAATCGCGGGCACAAAAATATCGTCTCGGACTGTCGCTGCTCGCGGCGCATCGCGCGGCAGTCCGCGGTGCGAAACTTCCGGCGGCCGCGGATGCGCCGAAAGGAAGTGCCAAGGCGAAGCTGATCGCGAAGCTGACCGCGATACGGGCGCAGGATGCCGCAGAGAAAGAGAGCGGCCCAGAGGGGATCGGCGCAGAGGATGGCAGCCTTTGAAAAGCCTTGCCGAACTGCGGGCGATGTCGCCGGCCGACTTTGCGGCATGGGGGCGCAGGGTGCGCGACGACAGGGCGGCGACGCTGCTGACAGACTGGAACTGGTGGCGGCGCAGCGACCAATGTGCGCCGGCGGGTGACTGGCACGTCTGGATGCTGCTCGCCGGACGCGGCTTCGGCAAGACGCGGACGGGCGCGGAATGGGTGCGCGGCTATGCCGAAGCGCATGCAGGCGCGCGGATCGCACTGGTTGCGGCGTCGTTGCACGAAGCGCGGCAGGTGATGGTGGAAGGCGAGAGCGGCTTGCTGGCGATTGCCCCTGACGATCACCGGCCGGACTATGAAAGCAGCCTCCGGCGGCTAACCTGGCCGAATGGTGCGGTTGCAACGCTTTATTCGGCGGCCGAGCCTGAGAGTTTGCGCGGCCCGGAACATTCGGCGGCCTGGTGCGACGAGATCGCCAAATGGCCGCAGGGCGAGGCGGCGTGGGACAATCTGATGCTGACGATGCGGATTGGGGACCGCCCGCGCGTGGTCGCCACGACGACGCCGCGCGGCGTGCCGCTGGTGCGGCGGTTGGTGAAAGAGCGGGGTGTGGCGACGACCGGCGGGAGTACGCGACACAACCGCCACAATCTGTCGGGGCAGTGGCTGGCGACGATGAAGGCGATCTATGGCGGCACACGGCTGGGGCGGCAGGAGCTGGACGGCGAGCTGTTCGAGGATGTCGAGGGCGCGTTGTGGACGCGCGGGCTGGTCGAGCGGTGCCGGGTCGATGCGGACGGGATCGGCAAGCCGGCACGTGTGGTGATCGGGGTCGATCCGCCGGCGACGGCGCATGGCGATGCGTGCGGGATCGTCGTCGCGGCGTTGCTGCGCGACGGGCGGCTGGCGGTGATCGAGGATGCGAGCGTCGAGCGGGCGCCGCCGGGCGTGTGGGCGCAGGCGGTGGCAAGCGCGGCGGCGCGCTGGGGCGCCGACCGGGTGGTGGCCGAGAGCAATATGGGCGGCGAGATGGTCGAAAATACGCTGCGTCAGGCCGAGTTGGCGCTGCCAGTGGTGCCGGTGCATGCGAGCGTCGGCAAGGCGCGCCGTGCGGAACCGGTCGCGATCGCCTATGAGCGCGGGCGCGTGGTGCATGCGGGGGTGTTTGCGAGCCTCGAGGACCAGCTTTGCGGGTTGCAGGTGGGCGGCGGCTATGCGGGGCCGGGGCGTTCGCCGGATCGGGCGGATGCGTGCGTTTGGGCGCTGGCGGCTTTGCTGGACGGGCTGAAGAAAGGGCGGGAGCCGGGGGTGCGGGTCGTCTAGCGTTGTCGAAGCGAGCTTGCGGCGGCGATGACCAGTTTTGCGACGACCGCGCCGACGATCGTTCCGAAGGCTGCCCAGACGGCGAGCATGAGGACTGAGAATATCTAGGCGGTCTGCGTTCCCGGTTGGGGAAGGCGAAGAAATATCGAGATGGCGGCGAGGGTGGAGATGGCGAACGGCCACATCAGCCTTGGCGTTGGTCGTTTCAAGGCGGCGATGGCGAGCAGCGTCACAAATGCGACGATCGCCGCAAGGGGAAGGATGAGGACGACCGAGAAGTCCATCCGGAAACTCTATCGGTCCGCGTGGCCGCTTTCCACTCTTTAGTGGACCCTATTCGACCGATCGCGATTGCAGGAGAACATCATGAACTGGTTTGGCCGTAAGGCCGCGCAGGTGGCTGCGCGGCCCGCTTTGTCGCGTGTCTATGGGACGTGGAGCGCGCCTGCTCCGATGAGTTGGGAGGCGCAGGTTCGTGAGGGCTATCTGTCCAATGCGATCGTGCAGCGGGCGGTGCGGCTTGTTGCCGAGGCCGCTGGCAGTGCGCCGGTGGTGGCGAGCGATCCGGCGCTGGGGGCGATGGTCGGCGCGACATCGGGCGGGCAGGGGTTGGTCGAGACGCTGGCGTCGCAGCTGCTGTTGCACGGCAATGGCTATGTGCAGATTTTGACCGATGGGGCGGGGGCGCCGGCGGAGCTGTTTGCGCTGCGGCCCGAGCGGGTGACCGTCGAGGCGGATAGCCGCGGGTGGCCGGTGGCCTATCGGTACAAGGCCGGCGGGTCGGCGGCGGTGCTGCCCGCCGAGGATGGCGCGGGGCGGGTGGCGGTGGTGCATGTGAAGGCGCTGCATCCGCTCGACGACCATTATGGCGCGGGGTGCCTGGGCGCCGCGGCGGGGGCGATCGAGGCGCATAATGCGGCGGCGAAGTGGAATGCGGCTTTGCTCGACAATGCGGCGCGGCCTTCGGGGGCGCTGGTGCATGATCCGGGCGACAAGGGGATGCCCTTGTCGGCCGAGCAGGTCGACCGATTGCGCGAGGAACTGGCGGAGAGTTTTGCGGGGGGAGCGAATGCGGGGCGGCCATTGCTGCTCGAAGGCGGGCTGAAGTGGCAGGCGCTGTCGCTGTCGCCGGCGGAGATGGATTTCCTGGCGCTGAAGGATTCGAGCGCGCGCGAGATTGCGATGGCGTTCGGGGTGCCGCCGATGCTGCTCGGGCTGCCGGGGGACGCGACCTATGCCAATTATCGCGAGGCCAATCGCGCGCTGTGGCGGCTGACGGTGCTGCCGCTTTGCGCGAAGATTTTGGGGGCGATTGCGCAGGGGCTTTCGGGGTGGTTCGACGGCGCAGAGCTGCGCGTCGACCTCGATCGTGTGCCCGCGTTGGCCGAGGACCGGATGGCGCTGTGGCGCGAGGTGTCGGCGGCGGACTGGCTGACGGCGGACGAGAAGAAGGCGCTGTTGGGGGTGGCTTAGCCATCCTCGTCACCCCGGACCTGATCCGGGGTCCATGACTTCGGCGCTGCTGTGGATCCCGGATCAAGTCCGGGATGACGAAGGAGCTACACAAATGGATGAGGAAGAGGCGTTGGCGCGGTTGATCGCGCTGGCGGGGACGAGTGCGCCCGATGCGGCCCTGCTGCGCGCAGTGGTCGAAGAGGCGAGCGAGCTGGGCGCGCGGCGGGCGCTGGCGCGGCTGGGGCTCGCCGACGAGGCGGCGCGCGACGATATCGGCGATTTGCGGCAGCTGCTCGGCGCGTGGCGCGACGCGAAGAAGAGCGTGTGGGCGGCGGTGGTCGACTGGGCGGTGCGCGGGATGCTGGCGCTGCTGGTTGTCGGGCTGGCGATGAAGCTGGGCTTTGCGGGGCTGCTTAAATGAGCGTGCGCTTCGCGGGCTATGCATCGGTGTTCGATCGGGTCGACCGCGGCGGCGATGTCGTGCGCGCCGGGGCCTTTGCAGCGAGTTTGAAGGCGGGGCGCGCCGTGCCCTTGCTTTGGCAGCATCGGCCGGGCGCGGTCGTCGGTTCGATCGAGACTCTGGCGGAGGATGCGCGCGGGCTGCGCGTCGTGGCGCGGGTGACGCATCCGGCGGCGGCGAAGCTCGTCGCGCGCGGGGCGCTGACGGGACTGTCCTTTGGTTATCGGGTGCAGGGTGCGCGCGGGGAGAATCCGCGCGAGCTGACGGCGCTCGACCTTGCCGAGGTGAGTTTGGTGGCGGCGCCGATGCAGCCGCTGGCGCGGGTGATTCAGGTGGTGAAGGAGTGAAACGCATGGACGATATGGAAGTGAAGGCCGATGCGCTCGACGGGGCGTTCGATGCGGTGCTGGCGGCCGAGGCGGTCGACGAGCTGAAGGCGTCGGTCGCGGCGCTCAAGGCACAGGTGGATGCGCAGGCGGTGGCAGCGTCGCGGCTGCCGCTCGACGGGGCGAAGGCGGCCGACCCGGCGCGTGATGCGTTCGTCGAACGCTATCTGCGCCGCGGGATCGACGCAGGTGTCGAGATGAAGAGCCTGTCGGGGGCGACGGCGGCCGAGGGCGGCTTCGCCGTGCCGCGCGAGATCGACGGCAGCATCGCAGCGACGCTGAAGACGCTGTCGCCGATCCGGTCGATCGCGACGGTCGTGCAGACGGGGACGAGCGGCTATCGCAAGCTGGTCGCGACGGGATCGATGGGGACGGGCTGGGTCGGCGAGACCGCGGCGCGGCCCGAGACCGCGACGCGCAGCTTTGCCGAGATCGTACCGCCGTCGGGCGAGCTCTACGCCAATCCGGCGGCGAGCCAGGCGATGCTCGACGATGCGATGTTCAATGTCGAGGACTGGCTGGCCGAGCAATTGGGGCGCGAGTTTGCGGTCGCGGAGGGCAGCGCGTTTGTGAACGGCAATGGTACGAACCGGCCCAAGGGCTTCCTGACCTATACCGCGACGAACGAGATCGACAGCGTGCGGGCGTTCGGGTCGCTGCAATATCTCGCGACGGGGACGGCGGGCGCCTTTCCGGCGTCGAACCCGCAGGACAAGCTGGTCGAGCTGGTGCACTCGCTGAAGGCCCCCTATCGCCAGGGCGCGTGCTGGGTGATGAATTCGGATACGCTGAGCCGCATCCGCAAGTTCAAGACGACCGACGGTGCCTTCATCTGGCAGCCGGGGATGGTCGAGGGGCAGGCGGCGACGTTGCTGGGCTATCCGGTGGTCGAGGCCGAGGATATGCCCGACGTCGGCGCGAACAGCCTGTCGATCGCGTTCGGCAATTTCCGCGCCGGCTACCTCGTCGCCGACCGCGGCGAGACGCGGATCCTGCGCGATCCGTTCAGCAACAAGCCCTTCGTGCATTTCTATGCAACCAAAAGGGTGGGCGGTGCGATCATCGATTCACAGGCCATCAAGCTGATGAAATTCGCCGCCAGCTGATCTGGCGCGATGGGCGCTCGGCCATGCTCTCCCCTTTCGGGCGGGCCGGGCGCCAATTTTTTCTCTAAGATATCAGGAAAGGATGGCCCTGCCATGCCGACTCCCTTTTTCGCCGACCTGGTGCGCGAGATGTGTCAGGACGGCGGGACCGGACCGCTGACGCCGACCGGCGCGGTGCCCGGCCACCGCCGTTTTGCCGGCGCCGTGCCGATCAACACCCCATTTCATTATGCAATCGCGGGCATCGCCCAGCCAGCGCAGTGGGAGGTGGGTGTCGGCCATATCGACGGTAGCGGGCGGCTGGTCCGCGACACGGTGGCATCGTCGTCGAACGGCGGCGATGTGGTCGACTTTGCGCCGGGACTGAAGACGCTGGCGCTGACGGTGGGCGCGGACTGGTATGCGACGACGGCCAGTCTTGCCGGTGACATAGCGCAATGGAGCGAGGATCTGGCCGGGCTGGCGACGGCATTGGGCGGAAAACAGCCTTTGTCGACGACGCATATAGCAGTCGCGGCAGGAATGGCGGGCGACCTTGTAACGGTGCGGCGCGGCAGCGGCTGGGTCAATGTTCCGCTGTCCGCGCTGGCCTTTCGCGGCGCGGACGGACGCTATGAGCTGGGCGGCGGACTGGCGGCGCAAGATGGCGCCGCCGCCACGCCTTCGATCGGCTTTGCAGCGGACAGCGCCACCGGCCTCTTTCGGCCGGCGGCGGACCAGATCGGCGTCGCGACGGGCGGCGCCGAGCGGCTGCGCATCACGAATGGCGGGCAGGTCGGCATCGGGACGGTTCAGCCGCGCGGCCGCGCCCAGGTTACGGCCGCGTCCTTTGCCAATATGCCGGTGGCGGGCAGCGTGGGGGCCGCGGTATCGCTGTTCCTGACCAATAATGATCCCAACTATGGCCTGGCGATCAACATTGCAGGGTCGGGTGCTGCGACGATGCAGGCGCAGCGGGCGGACGGCGGCGGGGCGTTATATCCGCTGATGCTCAATCCGCTCGGCGGGGCGGTGCGGGTCGGCGACACGCTGGAGCCGCTGACCGACAATGTGCAGGATATTGGTGCCCCGGCTTTTCGCTTCGACACGCTTTTTGCGGGAACCGGTACGATCAACACGTCCGACGCGCGCGACAAGCTTTGGCAGGGGCCGGCCAGCGATGCGGAATTGCGCGCGGCGCGGCGGATCGGCGCCGAACTGGGATTTTACCAATGGCATAGCGCCGTCGCCGACAAGGGCGACGATCGCGCGCGCCGCCATTTCGGCGTCCGCGCGCAGGCGGTGTGGGCGATCATGGCCGACGAAGGGTTGATCGATCCGCTGGACGGCGAGGGGCGCCCCGGCCTTACCCCTTATGCTTTCCTGTGCTGGGACGAATGGGAGGATGAAGCGACCGCGGCGCGCCGCGACCGTTTCGGCATCCGTCCCGACCAGCTTTCGCTGTTTCTGATTGCCGCACAGGAAGCGCGCCTGTCGACGCTGGAGGCGGCCGCATGACTTTGGGATCGGCGATGGCATCGCGAGCGATCGGCGATGTCGCGCGGCGCGGGCTGGCGAGCGAATGGGGCGGACCCGAGCCCGCTGCCGTGCGCGATGCGATGCAAGGCGTCGCGATCGAAAGACAGGCGGCGCGGCGCGTCGCCGTTCGCAAACCCTGAGGGGAAGAGGAGGGGATATGACGATCGTGGTGAAGGATCCGGGTGCGCGGATCGATTTCGAGTTCGACTGGAGCACGGCCTATCCCGACGGGCAGGCGGTGACAGCAAGCGACTGGACCGTCGCGCCCGACGAGCCGGGTGGGGTTATCGTTGCCGGTGCGGCATTTGACCTGGTGCAGACCACCGCGACGCTCGCGAGCGGTATTGCCGGGCATGTCTATCGCGTCACCAACCGCGCGACGATGAGCGACGGCCAGATCGACGAACGATCGATGACGGTGCGGGTGGAGGAACGGTGATGGCGGAAAGTCTGGTGCCGGGCGAGGCTGCGGTGAGTCTGAACGAAGCGCGCAGCTGGTTGCGGCTGGGCGCGACGGTTGACGATGCGGTGGTGGCCGGGCTGGTCCGTGCCGCGACGAATATTTGCGAGGCCTTTATCGGCCAATGGCTGGTGATCCGCGCGGCCGAGGAGGTCCTGCCACTGAAAAATGGAGGCGTTCAACCTGGCGCGCGGCCGGTGATCGGGATCGACGGCGTGACCTTGTTGTTTCCGGACGGTGAAGAGGCTGCACTGGCGGACGGCGATTATCGTGCGGTGATCGGCAGCGATGGTACGGCGCGGGTGACGGTCGACGACCCGGGCGGCGCGGCGCGGGTGCGCATCGCCTATCGCGCGGGGATCGCCGAGGGGATGAACGGCATTCCCGAAGCAATCCGCCAGGGTATCGTCCGCATGACGCAGCATCTGCACGAGGCACGCGATGGTGCGGGGGCCGGCCCCCCGGCGGCGATCGCGGCGCTGTGGCAGCCGTGGCGGCGGTTGACGTTGGGCGGCGGGCGATGACCGGGGCGGAAGGCGCGGTGCGTGCGCGCGCGCTGGACCTGCTCGCGCGCGATGATGCGCTGGCTGCGATGGTACACGGCATATTCGATGGAACGCCGCCGCGCGCCAGTGGGCCCTATGTCACGGTCGGGGCGGCCGAAGGTGTCGATTGGGGAACCAAGGACCGGCCCGGACGCGAGGTGCGCCTGACGCTGACTTTGGTCGGTGTCGGAAGTGGGGCCGACGATCGGGCCGCGGCGCGCGTCGAGGCCGTCGTCACAGCCTTGCGCGGCGCCGCGGGTGTCTGGTCGGTCGTCGGCGCACGGACGATCCGCACGCGCTTTAGCTTTGCGCGCGACGGCGGCTGGCGGCACGAAATCCTGGTTCGGTGTCGCTGCCTCGCGGCGTAGCCCCTATTCGCCCGGCATCGTGTTCGTCGACTTATAGTCCTTGAACTTGTCGGTGAAATTGGCGTGGTAATCGTCGATCTGCATATCGGCGTCTTCGCTCGCGACCTTTTCGGAATCGCCGCCCGACCGGCCGAGAGCGATCACCGCCTTGCGGAAGGCGTCGCGTTCGGTCGCGCAGTTCGACTTCACCGACATTTCATATTCGGACTCTTCGACCTTGGCCTCGAGCGCTTTCTTCATGTCGGCGCGCAGGCATTTGGTGAACGCGGCGCGCGTCGTGTCGACCGTCGCCGAGGGCGACTGCACCATGGCGGCCAAAATCAATGTCGTGATCAAAAGCATCCTGCGACTCCCCGTTAGCAGTGTTTTTTCCCTTAAGGAGATTAGACGATGGCAATTGAAAATGGGAGCGATTTTCTGCTCAAGATCGGCGACGGTGAAGCGCCGCCGACATATCAGACGGTCGCGGGGCTGCGCACGACGCAAATGTCGGTGAACGGCGAGGCGGTGAACGTCACGACCAAGGATTCGGGCGGCTGGCGCGAGCTTCTGTCGGGGGCCGGGGTGCGATCGGTTTCGGTGAGCGCGGCGGGTATTTTTACCGGGTCGGACGCCGAGGTGCGGCTCCGCAGTCATGCGCTGGCGGGCGTCATCGACGATTATGAACTGCGCTTCGAGAGCGGCGAGCGGATGCGCGGGCGTTTCCTGGTGACGCGGCTCGACTATGCCGGCGATTATAATGGCGAGCGCAATTACACGCTGAACCTGGAATCGAGCGGCGTGGTGGCGAGCCTGTGAGCGGGGCGAACGCGTTGCGCGGCGAAGCGGAGCTGCGCGTTGACGAGCGGGTGTTCATACTGCGCCCGAGCTTTGCCGCGCTGGTCGCAGCGGAAGCCGAGCTGGGGCCGCTGTTCGCGCTGGTCGAGCGCGCAGCGGACGGGCGGCTGGCGCTGGGCGAACTTGCCGCGCTGTTCTGGCACTGTGTGAAGGAGCGCCCCGAGGCGCTGACGCGCGAGGCGGTGGGCGAAGCCGTCGTCGAGCAAGGGCTGGCGACGGTGACGCCGGCGCTGCGCGTGCTGCTGGGGCAGATCTTGCAGGGACGATGAGGTGGCGGATGATCGGCTGGGGCCTGCGGCGATCAAGCTTGCGGGCGTGATGGCGCGTGTCGCCGGGTGGCGGCCGAGCGAGTTCTGGGCGGCGACACCGGCCGATGTGCGCGCGGTGCTCGCGGGCTGGGTCGAGGCCGATGCCAAGGCGTCCTTCGACGGCGCGGCGCTGGCGGCGATGATGGAGAGGTTTCCCGATGGGTGACGAGGTCGACGAAATGGTGGTCGCGGTACGCGCCGACACGGGCGCGTTCCGCCGCGACATTGCGGCGCTGCGTGCCGAACTCGGCGGGCAGCTGGTTGCCGAGGCCGATCAGGCGGGGCGCGCGATCGAGCGCGCACTGTCGCGCGCGATTGTCAGCGGCAAGATGGGGTTCGAGGATCTGAAGCGGCTCGCACTGTCGGTGATGGCGGATATTGCGCGCGCGGCGATTTCGAACGGGATCGGCGCGGCGATGGGCGGCGGCGGTTCGGGTGGCAGCGGCGGGAGCGGCAATCTGGTCTCGCTTGGCACCTCGATCGCGATGGCGCTGTTCGGGGCGCCGGGGCGGGCAACCGGCGGGCCGGTGAGCGCGGGGCGCGCGTACCGTGTCGGCGAGCGCGGGCCCGAGCTGTTCGTGCCGACCGCGAGCGGGCGGGTCGAGGCGGCGGGCGGGGTGACGCGCAACATAGCGATCACGGTCAATGTGCGCGGTGAGGCGGGGAGCGAGCCGCAGCGGTTGGCACAGACGGGGCGGCAATTGGCGCGTGCGGTGCGGCGTGCGGTGGCAGCGGGGGACGATTGATGGGCTGGGCTTTGGTCGCGGCGGCCGAGCCGCATCATCGGAAGGGTTGGCTCAAACGGTTCGATCCGCGGTTCTGGACGGTCGATTTCGCGCGGCCGATGATGGCGAGCGTGACGAGCGATGCGCCGGGGGCGCTGCGCGTCGAGGCGGTGTTCTATCGGAAACAGGATCTGGCGGGGCTGATCTGGGAGGCCGAGGATCGCTGGGATCATCCTTTGCTCGCCTATGAGACGAAGCGCGATTTCCGGCATACCCAGCTGAGGTTTCGCTGGCGGTCGGGCGGGGTGAAGCCGCTTGATGCGCTGCACGGGCCGACGCTGACGATCGAGGGGCGCGATGCCGCTGGGGCGCCGCGCGCCTGGTATGTCCGGCTATGGAATTATGCGGTGGGCGCGGGCGAGGATGCGGTCGTCAGCCTTGATTTCGATGCGCTCGACGGTGGCTTCCTGTTCCCGGGAGAGTCCGACCCGGTGTGGGCGGGCGATATCGACCGGATGTTCATTTCGCTGGTGCCGCCCACCTATGACGGTAGCGAGGGTGTGCTGGGCGCCCCGGCCGCGGGTTGGGCCGAGATGAGCGAGATGGCGGTGTCGGGCTCGGGCTCGGTGCTGGCGATCGGCGATGTCGTCATGCCCGAGCATGCGCTGGGGATGACCAACGGCTATGACGATTGTTATCATCTGACCCCGGCGCGGGTGGTACGGCAGATCGTTCAGCTCGGATATCGCGGCGATGTCGTCCATTATGTCGGGATGAGCCATTATATGCGGCTCGAGGCCCTGAGTGGCGGCTTTTACATCAGCCTGGCGGGGGGCGTGCTCAACGCGCCGTGCACGGCGTGGCATGCGGGTTTCGCGGGGGCGTGCGACGCCGCGGGGCTGGGGGTGATCTGGTCGCTCTCTTACGAGCTGTTCGACGCCTATTGCTGGAACGACTGGAAGCAGCGTGCGAGCGACGGTTCGCCCGCGCTGACGGGGTGGACGCCGCCATCGACCTTGCTGTCGCCGGCGAGTGCGGCGGCGATGGGCTATTTGCAGCTCGTCGCGCGGGCGTTTGTCGCGATCGGGACGGGGGCAGGGCTGGCGCTGAAATTCCAGGTTGGCGAGCCTTGGTGGTGGCTCGCGAGCGGCGGGCGGATCTGCGCTTATGATGCGGCGACGACGGCGGCATTGGGGCCAGCGAGCGTGCCGATTGCCGATGTGCGCAGCGCGTTGACGCCGCCGCAGTTGGCGATGCTCGATGCCTTGGGAGCTTTGCTGGCGGGGTCGACCGCGGCGCTGGTCGCGGCGGCGCGCGACGAAGCGGGGGCGGCGGGGCTGGTGAGCCATTTGCTCGTCTATCTGCCGACCGTGCTCGATCCCGCCGCGCCCGCTGTGCGGCGTGCGAATGTGCCGCTCGGATGGGCCGCGCCGGCGTTCGATGTGCTGCAGCTCGAGGACTATGACTGGGTGACGGGTGGGCGTGGGGCCGAGACGGCTGGCGCGCGCGCGGTGATGACGTTGCGACTAGGTTATCCAATTGCAGAGCAACATTATTTTTCGGGCTTTGTGCTGGCGGCTGAGGATCGCGCGCAATGGGCGGCGATCGCTGAGGCGGCCGATGGCGCGCGGCGCGCGGGGGTGGCGCGGGCCTTCATCTGGGCGCTGCCGCAGGTGGCGCGCGACGGCTTTGTGGCATTCGATGGGGAGGATGAGGTGCGGGCATTTGATGCGGTGGATTTCCCGCTGGCGATCGGGCGCGAGGCGATGGTCGCGACCGAATTTTCGACGCAGATCGTGAGCGCGCCGTCGGGGCACGAGCAGCGCGCGAGCGAGTGGGCCGAGGCGCGAATGCGCTATGACGCAGGGCCGGGCATCCGGTCCGAGGCCGATGTGCGGGCGCTGGTCGATTTCTTTCGTGCGCGGCGCGGGGCGGCGCGGGGGTTCCGCTTTCGCGATCCGTTTGATCGCAGCTCGGCGGCCGATGGCGGGCTGCCGACGGCGGGCGATCAGATGCTGGGCGTCGGCGATGGTGTGCGGCGGCAGTTCGCGTTGGTGAAGCGTTATGGTGCCGGTGACGCGGAGCAGGTGCGTAACGTTCGGCTGCCCATCGAAGGCAGTGTGCGCGTATCGATCGACGGGCTGGAGACGGCGGCGTTTCTGGTGACAGAAGACGGCGAGGTGTTGCTCGATGTTGCACCGGCGGCTGGGGTCGCTGTGCGGGCGGGCTTCCTGTTCGACGTGCCGGTGCGCTTTGCCGATGATCGGCTGGAGGTGAGCCGTGCGACCTTCCTGGCGGGCGAGGTGGCGAGCGTGCCGCTCGTCGAGGTGCGCGCGCCATGGTGATGACGGAAGCGCCGGGATGGTTGCGCGAGGAGCTGGTGACGCTGGCGTGGTGCTGGCGGCTGGCGCGGCGCGACGGGGTGGTCATCGGGCTGACCTCGCACGACCGCGACCTGATGATCGGCGGAATATTGTACCGCGCGGCGCCGGGGATGAAGCCTTCGGCGCTCGAGACCAGCGACAGCCTCGACGTATCGACGATGGATCTGGAGGGCACAGTCACCAGCGATGCGATTGCGGCGCGCGATCTGGACGCGGGGCGCTGGGATGGCGCGGAGCTGGAGCTGTTCGTCACCGACTGGAGCGCGCCCGACGTCACGCCGGTCACGGTGGCGCGTGGATCGCTGGGCGCGATCGAGCGGCGCGGGCCGGCCTTTGCGGTGGAGTTGCAGGGGGTTACCCGGGTGCTCGACCGGCCGGTGTGCCCGGCGACGTCGCCGTCGTGCCGCGCGATGCTTGGCGACCGGGCGTGCCGGGTCGACCTGACGCCGCTGACGCATGTCCGCCGGGTCGTCGCGGTCGATGGGCGCATGGTGACGCTCGATGCCGCGGTGCCGGGGATGGCGTTCGGCGAGCTTCTGTGGATCGAGGGCGCCAATTGCGGATTGGCGAGTCCGGTGATCGCGGTCGAGACGGCGGTGCTACATTTGGCCGAAGCGCCAGCGTTTGCGGTCGCGGGGCCGGTGCGCGTGCGGCTCACCGAAGGGTGCGACAAGCAGCTTGCGACGTGCCGCGACCGCTTTGCAAACGCGACAAATTTTCGCGGCGAGGCGCATTTGCCCGGCAATGATTTGCTGACGCGTTACCCCGGTGGCTGAGGTTGGTGCGCGCGCCTTTGCGGCGGCGCGGGCGATGGTGGGCGTTACGTTCAGGCCGCAGGGGCGCGATCCGGCGACGGGGCTCGATTGCGTGGGGCTGGTGTGGGCGGCTTATGCGGCGGCCGGAAAGCGGCTGGTACGCCCGATCGGATATCCGCTGCGCGGGTGGCCGCTCGCGCGGATCGAGACGGCGCTGGCGGCGGCCGGGTTCGCGCTCGTCGATGACCAGATGCGTGAGGGCGATGTCGCACTGATCGCGCATCCGGCGCGGCAATATCATCTTGCGCTGCTGGGCCCGGAGACATCGATTCACGCGCATGCCGGGCTCCGCCGGGTCGTGGAGACGCCGTTCGACGCGGCGACCCGCACGGCGGCGCGCTGGCGGCTTTCATAAGAGGGGACGGCAATGGCGACTTTGGTGCTGACGGTGGTCGGCGGGATTGTCGGGGGGCCGGTGGGCGCCGCGATCGGGGCCGCAGTGGGCCAGCAGATCGACGCGGAGATTTTCAAGCCCAAGGGGCGCGAGGGGCCGCGGCTGGCCGATCTGAAGGTTCTGGCGTCGACCTATGGCCAGCAGATCCCGCAATTGTTCGGGAAGATGCGCGTCGCGGGCAGCGTGATCTGGGCGACCGACCTGATCGAACGGCGCAATAAGCGGGGTGGGGGCAAGGGGCGGCCGTCGACGACCGAATATAGCTATGCCGTGTCGCTGGCGGTCGCGCTGTCGTCGCGGCCGATCCGGGGCATCGGACGCATCTGGGCCGACGGCAATCTGCTCCGCGGATCGAGCGGGACGTTCCAGGAACGCTGCATCTTTCGCTGGCACAACGGCGGCGAGGACCAAGCGGTCGATCCGCTGATCGCGTCGGCGTTGGGGATCGGTTCTGCGAGCGCGTTTCGCGGCTGCGCCTATGCGGTTTTTGAAGAATTGGAACTCGGCGCCTTCGGGAACCGAATCCCGTCGCTGACTTTCGAGGTCGAGGCGGATGCTGCAGCCGTTGACGTCGGGTTGGTCGGCAACGGCCTGTTGGGCGAGGCTGCCCGTTGCGATGGCGAATGGCCCTTCGCGGGCTATGCGGCATCGGGCGATCGGGTGCGCGATGCGCTCGCGCCGCTGTGCGGGGTCGACGGCGTGCGGCTGCTCAGCGGACCGGGGGGATGGCGATTTGCGCCGGCGAGCTTGGTGGGGGCGCCGCTCGCGTTGGACGATTTTCGCGAGGCGGGGCGCGGCTACGCGCCGGGCGACCGGGCCGAACAACGCCGCGCGCCGCTGTCGTCGCTGCCGGGATCGATCCGGCTGCGCCATTATGAGCCCGAACGCGACTATCAGCTGGGCCAGCAGACGAGCCAAGTCGCAGGAGGCGGCGTGCGCGAAGAGCGGATCGACTTGCCCGCCGTGTTGCCGGCGACGTCAGCGCGCGCGCTGGCGCAGCGGCTGGCGGCTGCGGCGGCGGATGGGCGCGAAACATTGATTTGGCGCGCCGATCTGGCGGCGCTGGCGCTGACGGTGGGGCATGTGGTTGTGCTGGACGATGGAAGCCGCTGGCGGCTGGCGGCGCGGACGGTCCGCGGGAGCGACATCTTGCTGGAACTGAGGCGTTACGCGCCATTGCCCGCCGCCGAGCTTCCAGCCGAACCGGGGGTTCCGGTCGGTGCGCCAGATTGGCCCGACGCCGTGGGTACGGTTCGACTGTTCGACCTTCCCAATATGGGTAGTCCGGCAGCGGTGGCGCCGCGAATCCTGATCGCGGGCGCCGGCAGCAACGACGGCTGGCGCGGCGCCGATTGCTGGTTCGTCGCGTTGACTGGTGCCGAGCCGATTTCGGTCGGTACCATACGTCCGGCTGCAGCACTGGGCGCGCTTGTCGAGCCGCTCGCCGCCGCGAGCGTGGGCCTGTTCGATCTCTCCAACGATGTCGAGGTCCAGCTGGTCAATCCGTCCATGACCCTGGAATCGGTCGGGGATGCCGCGCTGCTGGGCGGCGCGAACCGGGCGATGGTCGGAGGCGAGCAGCTGCAGTTCGGCGCCGCCGAGGAGGTTGAACCTGGTCGCTGGCGTCTCACGCGATTGCTGCGCGGGCAGGCCGGGACCGAGAACGAAATGACCCATCTGGCTGGGGCGCCGTTCGTTCTGATCGATGATCCGGCGCTGTTGATGCTGCCCGAAACCCTCGCGGCGCTGGCAGAGGGCGGTGCGGCGACCCTCGAATGGGCACCGCGGGGCGGGACCATGCTGGCCGAGATCGAGATGCCGGCACCGGGGCGGGCGCTGCGGCCGCTGACGCCGGTGCACGGGCAGGTCCGCGCCGACGGAGCCGGCGGCGTGACGATCGACTGGGTTCGGCGCAGCCGCGCCGACACGGGGTGGCGCGACCAAGTCGATCAGCCGCTTGGCGAAGCAAGCGAGGCGTGGCGCATCGTGCTGGCGCCGCCCGTTCCGGGGATCGGGCCGTGGGCGAGCGTGTCGCCGACGTTGCATATCGGCGCCACCGACCTCGCAATGTTGCCGCCCGGTTGCACGATCGAAATCCGGCAGGTGGGGGATTTTGCGCTGTCGCCGCCCCTGTCCCTGCCATTGACGTAAAGGATGAGCCATGACCGACATGCCGATCACGCCGCGCTTCGCGTTACCGTTACTTGCCGTGGCACAGGCCCAGAAAGAGGTAACGCACAACGAAGCTTTGATCCTGCTCGACGCGTTGATTCACGCGGCGGTCGAAGCCGGGCCGCTTGCCGCGCCGCCCGCAAGTCCCATCGATGGGCAATGCTGGATCGTCGGAACGGTACCGACGGGCGCTTGGGCAGGACAGGGAAATGCGATTGCAATACGGGCCGGGGGCGGATGGCGATTTGCGGCGGCGCGTGAGGGAATGCGGGCGACGCGCCTGACTGACGGCGCGCAGCTGCGTTTCGATGGCGCCGCATGGACGGCACCGGAGACAATCGCGCCACCATCGGGCGGGGCGACAGTCGACACTCAAGCGCGTAGCGTGCTCTCAACACTGATCCTTCACCTTGCCGCGCAGGGTCTTCTGATATCAGCCTGAATTTCAGTTCATTGGCATCGCAAGTGCGACTTTTTGGCAACAGATTGACGATTTGTTAGCTTGCACGGAACCAAAGCGGCGAGTAGGACGTCCTCGAGACGTATATCTCAATTGAAAGGGGAATTATTATGAGGAAGCTTGCCGTCGCTCTGGCGTTGGCCTCCACCACCCTGGCGTCGCCGGTTCTGGCGCGCGACAACTCTTGGTATGTTGGTGTGGGTGCTGGCGCAATGCTCGTCGAGGACCTCGATCTCGACATCGGCACGTTCAACAATGCCGGTACGCTTGATCATCGCGCTGGCTATGATGCCGAAGGCACCGTCGGCTATGACTTCGGCGGTTTCCGTGCAGAAGTCGAAGTCGGTTTCCGTGAAGCCGACATCAAGTCGGGTCGCTTCACCACCCCGGGTATTCCGCAGTCGCCCTCGGGCGCAGGTCCGCTCTACACGGGCTCGACCGATCTGGCTGGCGACACCAACGCGCTGAGCTTCATGGTCAACGGTATGCTCGATTTCGGTGACGACGACGGCCTTCAGGGCTTTGTCGGCGGTGGTGCCGGTGTCGCTCGCGTTTCGGTCGAACCGGTCTTTGCCGGTAACTTCATCGACGATTCGGACACGGGCTTTGCCTGGCAGGCGATCGCGGGCGTCCGCGCTCCGCTGAGCGACAACATCGATGTTGGCCTGAAGTATCGTTTCTTCAACGCCGACAACATCGATCTGGTTGACCAGGTCGGTCGCGACGTTTCGACGCGCTTCCGTTCGCACTCGATCCTGGGTACGCTGACGTTCAACTTCGGTGGTGCTCCGGCGCCGGAACCGGTGGCTCCGCCGCCGCCGCCGCCCCCGCCGCCGCCTCCCCCGCCGCCTCCGCCGCCGCCGCCGGTCGTGGAATGCGCACCCGGACCGTATATCGTGTACTTCGACTGGGATCAGTCGAACATCACGCCGGAAGCGGCTTCGACGCTCGACAACGCGATCAGCGCCTATAACCGTGGTTGCACGGGTACGCAGGTCATGCTCGCCGGTCACGCTGACCGTTCGGGTTCGGCCAAGTACAACGTCGGCTTGTCGGAACGCCGCAACACCGCGGTTCGCAGCTATCTCACCGCTCGCGGTATCTCGGATGGCTCGATCAGCGCGCAGGCGTTCGGCGAAACCCGTCCGGCCGTTGCAACCGCCGACGGCGTCCGCAACGACCAGAACCGTCGTGTGGAAATCACTTACGGTCCGAACTCGGGCATGTAA